ACCCAGTCCTGAGATATGAGCCGTGTAGCCATTATGAAAGGACTCCCGCAAACGCTCGCGTGTTTCGTTCGATCTGTGACAGGTACTGATTGGAAGTAGCGAGCAGATCAGACGATCCAGTTGCTCCTCCAGCATTACCAACGGTTCCGGTCGATGCCATCGCTCCAGACTGGAGCGGAGTGTCGTTGATTAGGGTTCCCGGCGCAACCTCCTTGCCAGCGATCCGCTTCAGCAGTTCAGTCTGCTGGACATTCTGGTCGAGGATCTTTCCGCTCGTGTCCTGACCGATGCTCATCTGACCGAATGCAGTGTCAATCGAGTTCACGATTCCCTGCGCTGGATCCTTCGCATCCGTACCACCAAGTTGTGCCTTGAGCGCGTCGTACTGCTTGAGCATCGCCGAGTCGTTCCCGACTGCCGCAGCAAACTTCTCGCGCTCGAACGCGTCTGCACCGATCTGCTTCTTGCGAACCTCGTCCTGAAGATTCTTGAGCGTTTCAACCGCGCCCTTGCGGTCTTCATCAGCCTTCTTCGCAGCCGCAATCGCAGACTCCATCTGCATAGCGTTGGCGACGGCATCATCCAGATCTTTGCCCAGTTTCCCAGCCGCAGCGGCCATGCGTCGAATCTGTTCTTCCCGAGACGATGTTGCCTCGGCCATCGAATCGGACAGACCCTTCGTGAAGGAACCCCAGTCGGCGAGCGCGGACTTCGTAGCCTCTCGGCTCGACTTCAGCGCAAGCAGACTCTGCGCCTTCTTGATCGTGTCAGCGTCAGCGTTGTTCATCTGCAACTTCTTGATGAGCCGCTCGTCGTCGCTCATCAGTGCCTCATCCGTGCTGCGCTGCAAGTCTTCCATGATCGAACGCGTCTCCTTGAGAGCGTCGTTCTGCTTTCGGATCGCCTCGGCCTGAGCCGCCTGCTTGCCGAGCATGTCGGCGATCTCCTCAGACGATCCGGCGGCGCGAGCCGTGTTGTACGCGTATGCGTCCGCAGTCTCCGTCAGTTTGTACTGCTCTTCGAGCGCGTCCTTCAGATCGTCCTTCATCTTGGCCTGCAACTCGGCCACCTTGATCGTCGTCAACAGTTGACGAGCCTCTGCGATTGCCTTCCCAGTGTCAATGCTGTTCGCGCCAGTCTTCATCAGGCCATGCGTGGTCTTCTGCTCCTCGGTCATGCCAGCCGTAGCAGCCTTCTCTCGCAGATCCTCCATCTGCTTCGTCAGTGCTTCTACCTTCTTGCGGTCAATCTCTGCGGCTCCAGCGATTGCGACCATCGAGCGCGCTGCTCCCTTCGCAGCAGTGTCCGCCTTGTTCATGTTCTCCCAAACGGCCTTCGTTCCGTCGAAGTTCACCGCGTCCACACCAGCCTGATATCCCTCCATTGCATCTGCGCCAGCAGCCTTCGCCGCCTCGACGGTCATGTTGAACGCAGTTGTGGCGGCATCTCCGATCGTCTGCGATATGTTGTGCGTCGCACCAGTCAGCCACTCGACCGCGTAAACGATCGACTCGATCGGCTTCAGGAAAGCGGCGACAACGATGCTTCCAAGCGCAACGAGCACGCCACCAATCGCCTGTGCGTAGTTCCAGAACTGGCGAAGTCGATTGACCGCCATCGCGATCACATCGTAGATCGCAGCCATGACAAGAGCGATAGTCTGCATACCCTGCATCAGACTGTCGGTGTCCTGCGTCAGCATGTCAGTCAGGCTTTCGGTGATGAGATCAACCACCGGGGCGAACGCACTCGCAAGCATGGTCATCACATTCTCGAACGCCCGACCGAGTTCCGTGACGCGTCCAGATGTCGCAGCCAACTCCATGTACATGGTGTTGGGCAACTCAAGTTTCTTCGCCGTCGCCTGAGCCTTCGAGAACTCTTCCGCAGTCGCGTTGACAGCCGCCGCAAGGCCAGTGCCGCCGCGACCAAAGAGATCGCGCAGCGTCTTCATCTTCTCTGCCTGAGTTCCCATCTGGCGAATGCGCTGGATCACCGTGTCAAACGCGTCGGCTGAATCCATCGCTGCAAGGGCTGTCGAGTCAAGACCGATGCGAGCGAACTTGTCCTGTGCTTCCTTGCCACCTTCCGCAGCCTCTCCGACCGCGATGGCGAACCGCTGCATCGTGTTCTCTGCAAGACCAGATGCGATGCCCAAGTTTCCGTAGGTGTCTCGAAGTGCCTGCAAGCGCGTGGCTGTCACTCCGAGCGCGACAGCCTGATTCTTCAGTTCCTCCGCAGCCTTCGCCGAGGACACAGTGAGCGCGATCATTCCGCCAACAGCCGCAATCGCTCCGCCAGCAAGAATGCCGAGACCAAGCCCGCTCGTCACGGAGATTCCAGCGAACTCCTTCACCGTCGAGACCGCAGTCTTGATCTTGTCCTTTAGTCCAGCAACGGCGGACTGAGCCTTCGCAGCCCTGTCGGTCAGTTTCTTCATGTCGATGCCGCCGTCAGCACCGATCTTGACACCACGGCTCTCAAGCACCGCTCCGGCTCGCCCGACCTTCGATGACATCGACCTGTGCTCGCCCTCAAGACGAGCGCGCTCGCGCATCATTCCGTTCAACTTGCCGAGAGCAGCCTGCTCGCGCTGCAACGCTGCTGCGACACCACTGTCAGTCTTCGCCTTGCCTACGGCCTGCTGCGCCTTCCTGTACTCGTCTGCGGCGGCGGAGAGTTTCGCCTGCATGCGAGACATCGTTCCCTCGATGTCCTGCTTCTGGAAAAGCATCCGCGTGTACTTCGCACCAGCGTTCAGATCACCCTGAGCCTTCGTGGCCTTCTCTGTTGCCTTGGTCAGTTTGTCTTGCATCTCAGACGCGGACTTCATCGTCTTCGACATCGTTTCGACACGCTGCGTGGCCTTCTCGACGAGCGAGATGATGCTCGAAAGCGGCCCCAGAACAGCATCCGCGCCGGGAACCTTCGAGAGCGCACTCATCACCTCGCTGTGGAACGACTTCACAGAACTCTTCGCGCGCTGCATGCCGCGTTCAAGCCCCTCGGTCGAGGCTCCGACATTGACGAAGAGATTTCCAATCGTTGCCATGCGTTGTCTCAGGTGATGGGAGGATCGGTCTTTGCAGCATTCTGCTGCTTCGACGCGACCATCGCCATCAGTGCTTCCAATCCGTCCTGCAACTTCTTGTCTTCATCCACCGGGAGGAACGGCATGAAGTCATTCACGGTCAGCGGCTTCTGTCCGCGACCGCGATTCGAGTTCGCTTGCAGCGCGCAGAGCATCGCGACGGAGTAGTCCGTTCGCCATGCTCCGATTGGATCAACAGAATCGAAGGCGATCCACCACGAGATCTCCTCGGAATCCATCGTGTCGAGCAGTTCTCCAACCGTCCTGCTCAGGGCCAGCGCGAGACGCATGAGGAAGCGTCTCGCGCCGCCCTTCCTCAGTTTCCCGCCATCTCCTCGACATCGTTCGACGAGAGGCCAGAGAGCCGCTGCGCGACGGTGAAGAGGCTGTCGAGCACATCCGCCGGGAGAAGACCCAGAGCGTCGATGTCGTCGTCTCCAAACACGCGCGTGCCTTCCTTGTCGCAGATGGCGCGCACAAGCAGTTTCGACCTGATGTTCTCTGTCGAGAGCGTGCGATTCTTGCCCTTCTGAACGAAGCATGACGACTCGAAGCCGTCGCGCTCGCGACCAGTCAGAGTGCGGACATAGATCGGATCAGCCAGTCCCTCAACGGGCACGGACTCGATCGTCAGACGATTCTTGAGCGCGAGGATCTGTTCCTTGATGTTCATGTGCAGTGTCTCCTTAGTGCGGAACTCTATCAAAGACAGCGGAGGGCCGAAGCCCTCCGCCGTCCTTCCGGGGATCAATACCCAGAGTCAGTCGCTTCCTTCTCCGGGGATGCCGCCCCCACCACCTCCTCAAGAGGGTGCGGTTCCGACTCCCATGATCTGATGACTGACTCGCAGTGTGTACTTGACGACGACCTGCTGATCGACGGACGCGTCGATCGACATGCCAACGACGAAGGCATAGAAGGTCTGCGAGACGCTTCCGCCCCATCCGATCGTGAACTGCACGGGAGTTTCCGAGCCATGCGCTGGCATGGTTGGAGCCGTAGTAAAGTTTGCGGTGATCTCCACCGTACCGCCGTCGAGAGTTCCGGTCACATACTTCTTGACCGTATCAGAGAGCGCGGTGACATCAATCTCCGCGACCGACACGCCACTGACGGAGATGGCTGTCACTTCACCAGCGACTCCGCCACCACTGAAGGTTGTTGCTTGACTAGAAATAGCCATGTTCGTTCTCCTTTAGGCGTTGGCCGTGCCGAGCACGCTGTTCGAGATGCGGAGGGTGTACTTGACGACGACCTGCTGATCGACGGACGCGTCGATCGACATGCCAACGACGAACGCCGAGAACGAAAGCACGGTTGGGGTCGTGGTCGGGATGGTGATACCAAACGATGCTGGACTTTCCGCGCCCTGCGAAGGCATCGTCGGAGCAGCCGTGAAGTTGGCGGTGATTTCCACCGTGCCTCCATCGAGAGTGCCCGTGACATACTTCTTCACAGTGTCGCTGATTGAGGTCACATCAATCTCGGCGACCGAGACACCACTGAAGGAGATCGCAGTGATCTCGCCGACGAGCGTGCCAGTGCTGAGAGAGATTCCTTGACTAGATACGGCCATTGGTTCAGGTCTCCGAGTACATGATCGAGTAGATGCCCGTGTGCAGGAACGCTCCTGCAGTTTCACCCGCCTGTGGCGACTGGTAACTCGTCACGCTCCGCAAATGTAGAGAGTGCATCACGGCAACGCCACCGCTGGTTCCAACGAACTTGTGTAAGGCAGTACGAGCCTTCTCGTGCACATCCGCAGCGGTCGCAGCCGAGTCCGCAACAGCCATGACCTCGATCTGAGCCTTGCGGAATCCACCAGAGCCAGAGAGCGTCGGAGCACTCTCGTCCTCGCTGATTGCATAAATGATGCACGGAAGCACATCACCCTGCTGGCGCGACTCTGGAGAGATCCGAGTAGAAACCACGCTGGCGACAGCCGTGTTGCCAGCGAGCACAGCCCTGACAGCCTTCGAGATAAGTGTCATCCCTTGACATCCTCCTCTTCAATCGCCGCGTGAATCTCACGCAGAAAGGTCGCCTCCGCCGCGCTCTTATTGTCCTCGAACGCTGGCCGCATGAACGGCCTCGGGAGGATCTTCTTCACCTTCAATCCCAGCGTCGGCCTGAAGCGACCGAAGTAGTGAGTGAGGTTGAATCCAAACTCGATCAGGTGAGCCAGCGTTGCGCGCAGGCTGTCAGAGTTCAACCTCTTCGCGCGACCAGTCGCGCTCTTTCCGTAGAACACGGCCAGCGATCCAATGGTCTTGTATCGAGACCCGACAGCACCCTTCATCCTGATCTGAATCTTGCCAGCAATCGCCTTGCGAACCTTGTGCTCCGGGTGAAGCACCGGAACGGCCATCACATTGATCTTCGCAGCGGCCATCATTCCTTCAAGAGACGGCCTCACAGCCCTCTTGAAGATCTTCTGGTGCACGCGCGGTGCAAGGTCTTTCATCTTCTCTTCGAGTTCAGCAAGCCCGTACACCTTGACCTGCTCTCGCGCTCGCAAGCGACCAACAGAGATCTTGTTCTTCATCACACCCGCCTTTCGGCAAGCACGCGCAGGTGAGTCCTGTAGATATCCGTGTGGGTGATCGCGGTCACATTGTGCGAGTTGCCCATGTATAGAACCTTGGATCGAGTCGTCAGTCCAACGAGTGCCCGAATGATGATCTCAAGACGGGCGTTCGCGACCGTACCTTCGGCGACCTGCGTCTCCGTCACCTCTCGCTGCTTCACATTGGCCCAGACCGTGACGCTGTTCGAGAACGCTTCCACCTGCTGTCCGAAGTCATCAAGCGTGCTGCTTGGACTGCTGAATGTGACCCGATCTCTCAGTTCACCGATCCCGGGAGTTCCGTTCACGGCATGACCTCGCGAGATCGCAACTGGCCCAGAAGTGCTCTGGCGGCCAACTCGATCTGAGATCCAGTCTCACCACCGACGACCTCTTCTCGGTTCTCGTACCAGTGTCCGATCAGCAGGAGCATGGCGTGCTTGGCTGTCTCGACAGACGCTCCAGCCGTGTACGAGATCTGCACAGCGTCATCGACTGCGGCTGTCTCCGGCCACACTCCGCCGTTCACGCTCGTCGCAACTGGCAAGCGAATGCGCCCGGGGATCGGATTCACAGCGACTCGATAATCCGTACCGACGACCATCGTCACCAGAGATCCTGCCGAGTTGTAATAGGCAACGCTCGCAACCGATGTGAGCGGGGCCGCCGGAAGAACGATGTCTCCGCCGCTTGGCGGGAACGATGTCATCGTCATGGTGAATGCCCGCGACGCAAACGCTCTGCCAGTTGCGCGCTCCGCGTACTGGCGCGCTACGGTGATGAGCCGAGTCAGCAGCGTGTCATCGTCGGACGCGTCAACGCGGCAATGCAACTTGGCCTCAGCAAGCGTGATTGGCTCCGTGACTGGAGCGGCAGACTCTACTGATCGAGTCGTCGGGTACGGGCGCATGTCTTCCTCTCCTTCTTGACAGCCGCGCTCAACTCCGTCGTGGTGTCTGCACTCGCGTGCTCATCCACACATGCCTCAGCGTCTCCAGTTGCGATCAGTCGCGCAGCGAGCGCGTCGTCGAGCGTGTAGATCTGCGTGCCAACAAAGATGTCACGCGTCTCAGTGTCCATGACGGTGTTCAGGATCTTGACCTTCATAGCGTGCTCCTAGT